AAGGCCATGAAGCAAGCTCATGAGGAAGGCGATTCTGAAAAGATCGTCGATAGTCAAAAAGCAATGATTGCCTCGCAAACGGAATTACGAGACTTGGAGGTAAGGGCTGGAAAGGTAAAAGCCTCTCTAGCCAAAAAACCTCCACTTAGAAGACCACCACAACCAAAACCACAGCCTAAGCAAACGGTTGAGCTGGATCAAAACCAGATCGACTGGATGCGTAATAATCCGTGGTTTTCACCAGTGGTGAAACAAGGCCAGACCATTGACCCGTTGCATAAAGAAATGACGGCGATAGGTTATGCCATTCATGACAATTTAATTAACGAGGGCATTAATGCCCGCGATAATCCGCAGAATTACTATGCGGAAATCGACAGAAGAATTCGAGAACGGTTTCCTGATTACTCCGGTTTTGAGGATGTCAGTGAGCCACGAAGCGCTCCGGCCCGTTCACGACGAAATACCAACGTGGTAGCTCCATCTTCCAACAGGAATAATGGCGCAAAGACACGCAAAATCCAGCTTACGCAAACCCAAGAAGCCCTCGCTAAGCGCTTGGGATTGACCAATGAACAGTACGCCACACAGGTGCATAAGGAGGCTCAGCAATGAGTGATACCGAAAATACTAGCGCAAACGGCCCTGCTGAAGGCAGGCCCAAACCAAGGCCAAGCGATGTGTGGAAGCCCGCTTCCTCGCTGCCTCAGCCCCACAGGATTGCCGGTTTTGAACACAGGTATATAAGAATCAGTGTTCTTGGGCAGGCTGACAACACAAATGTTTCGCAGAAGATGAGAGAAGGATGGGTTCCTGTGAAAGCAGAAGACTATCCTGAGATTGATGCGATTCCAGAAATTGGTGGTAGGTTTAAAGGTAATATTGAGTATGGTGGGTTGTTGCTTTGTAAGATTCCCACAGAGCAGCTTAACCAGCGCAGTGAATATTACAACAAGCTGGCTGTCCAACAGATGGAAGCGGTCGATAATAATTTTATGCGAGAAGAGCATCCTGCAATGCCGTTAATTAAAGATCGGTCTAGCAGGACAACCTATAACGCAAGATAACCCTTTGGGGTTGTCTTGTTCACGTTAATGACATGAGGAGATTATTATGTCAGCAACAGCGACCCCTATGGGAGCAGAACCAGTCGGCGGTTTAAGCGCTTGTGGTTCTTTCTCCGGCAAGGTTCGCCATATATCTATAATCACCACTTATGCGGGGCTGATATTTTTTATGGTGACTTTGTAAAACTGGTCAGTACCGGGACTATTGAAAAAGACACCGGGACAACGGCCATGACCCCGGTTGGTATATTCATGGGTTGTTTTTATACAGACCCTACTACCAGCCAGCCCACATGGAATCAAATGTGGCCTACTGGGACTGTAGCGACTGACGCTATGGCCTTTGTGCTTGACGATCCAGACGCCGTATTCAGAATGCAGGCGAATGCTTCTTTGGCACAGACTACCTTGGGTAATAACATTGCAGTAACCCAAACTTCCGGTTCTACCACTATTATGCGTAGCAAGAACTCTGTTACAGCGAGTTCGGCTGCTACGACTAATACACTACCCCTGCGTATTCTGGAGTTTATGAATGGGCCGGATAGTGTGGTAGGTGACGCATACACTGATGTACTCCTGACTTATGTCGCAGGGATGCACCAGTACCGTAGGCGTATAGGAGACTAGCGAATGGCTATTTCAAGAGCGCAGATGCTCAAAGAGCTACTTCCGGGTCTTAATGCCCTGTTTGGCTTAGAGTATGCAAAGTACGAAGACGAGGACAAGATGATTTACGAAACTGAATCATCCGACCGCTCGTTTGAGGAAGAAGTAAAATTGAGTGGTTTTGGCGCGGCTCCAGTGAAACCTGAAGGCTCTGCAATCAATTATGATTCAGCGCAGGAAGCGTTCACGGCTCGCTATACCCACGAGACCATTGCTCAGGGTTTCGCTATTACGGAAGAGGCAATGGAGGATAACCTCTATGCTTCCCTGTCACAGCGATACACCAAGGCATTGGCAAGAGCTATGGCTTACACCAAGCAAGTCAAGGCTGCCGTTCCATTGAACAACGGTTTCACTAACGCTTATCAGTCTGGCGATGGTGTTAACCTGTTCACAGCGGTAGCTGATGGCGTAACTGGTGGAGGCGGTCACCCGCAGGTTAATGGTGGCTTTAACTCTAACCGGCCCGCGACAGCGGCTGACCTTAACGAAACCTCACTCGAAGATGCTGTGATCCAGATTGCAGCGTTCACCGATGAGCGTGGACTTTTGATCGCAGCCCGTCCTCGCAGGCTCATTGTTCCACCGGCCCTGATGTTCGTGGCAACCAGAATCCTAGATTCTGAATTGCGGGTCAGCACTGCTGATAACGACATCAATGCCCTGAAGAACAATGGNTCCATTCCTGAAGGCTACTCTGTCAATCATTACCTGACTGACAGCAATGCTTTCTACNTCATCACTGATGTNCCGAATGGNATGAAGCACTTCGAGCGTACTNCGCTTGAGACTTCAATGGATGGCGACTTCGATACTGGTAACGTGCGCTACAAGGCACGAGAGCGGTACAGTTTCGGTGTTTCTGATCCACTAGGAATCTGGGCTTCGCCCGGTACGTCCTAATCAGTAGTAGATAATGGGGGTGCGTAGCGCCCCCTTTTATCTGGGAAACATACAGTTTTAGCGACCAACCCAGTGGACGTTTACGAAGACGCTAGAACGAATCCTTTCGTAAAGAGGTATCTCTTATGGCTTTAACGACCTTTCAAGGCCCAGTACGCTCGCTTGGCGGATTTTATTCGCAAGGCCCAGCGACCACTGTTGCCCTTACTGTTGACACCACTCTTAGCCCCACTACACATGGCGGCAAGATTATTCTCCTTAACAATTCCTCCTTAACCCTCACGCTTCCTGAAATCAGCGTGGCGGCTGACCCCACTACCGGCGGCCCCGGTGCAGAACCCAACACTCTTAACAATACAGGGCTGATGTATAACATCGTCTTTCTTGTTGACTGCACCTTGGCGTTAAAATGTGGTGGATCAGGAACTCCGGGCGATCTCTTCTGGGGATCGATCATTCTCGGCAAGACATCGGCGGCGGAACAATATATTCCCAACGGCAGTACTAATGATGTGATAAACACCAACACTACCACCAAGGGGGGCATAGCTGGTTCCAGTATTCAGGTGGTTCCTATCTATACCAACAAATGGCAAGTTTCTGGCGTTTTGGTTGGCTCCGGTTCTCTGGAGACACCGTTCGCAGATGCGTAATTTAGCAGCGGGGCTTCGGCCCCGCTCTTTTTGGAGATAGATATGGCAGATTTAGTAACAAGCCAGACAATACAGGATGGCCCTAGAAACGCCATTATGAAGTTTACCAATGTCAGCGATGCCACTGGCGAAGCCGCTGTGGTTAAGGTTAATGTTTCGGATTTAACCGTACAGCCTAGAACCGGCGCAGCATGTACCAGTGTTACGGTGGCAGGCATACAGTTCTCTACCTATAACATGTCAGTCACAATACAATTCGACGCAAGCGTCAACACCCTGATTGCCACGTTGCCTGAAAATTATTCAGACTATCTGGATTTTTCAGCCTTTACCGGCATTCCCAATAACTCGGCTGGTGGTAAAACTGGAGACATTGTTTTTACAACCAACGGCGCAGGAACAGGTGATACCTATGTGGTTGTCCTGACGCTTATCAAGAACTACGAATAGAGGTTTCTATGGCTAAGTTAGAGATATTTCAGAACGGAAATTTCAGTGACGGTCGTCCTGTCTACCAGATAGGATCAAAGAATGCAGATGGAGAGTATGACATCTCAGTATTTGATCCGATGGAGAAGAAGGAAGCCACGGCAAGGTTAGCCAAGATGGTGGGAAATTCCGCTCCCAAGAAGAAGCCAGCGCAAAAAAAAAAGAAATAGTTAAGCCGCCAGCGAAATCAGTTACTTTCGTAGACGAAACAAGCCGCTCTGACCTTAACAAGCTGACGAAGTTACAGCTTGAGAAATTTGCCCGTGAGTTCGGTGTAGAGCTAGACCGCAGGGAAAAGAAAGAAACTTTAGTTAAGCAAGCCTACAAGGCTCAATTTGATGGCTAGAAATTATCGTAGTGAGTACAAGAACTACCATGCGAAACCTGTGCAGAAGAAGCGCAGGGCCGGAAGGAATACGGGACGTAATAAACTGCTTGCTTCTGGTGCTGTATCAAAAGGCGACAAGCGCGATGTTCATCA